AAAGATTGTATATCAATTGGCGACAAGTGTATGAATGGTGATAAATTAGACAGGAAAAATATGAAAGAGGATGTTGAAAAAATACTTGATAGTTTCCAGGCAAAATATAATTTAAGTATTGAAGAAATCAAAGGCAAACTCAATCTCAACTACGAGAACGCCAAAAATTACCTGCTTAATGTTAATAAAATTAAAAATGAGAAGGATAGGTATATCAATAATATTATCCGCAGTAATTATGTGGAACTATCATATGATATTGTTGAGTCTCCATATATGGGGTTGAAAGATAAGGTATTAGGTATTCCCGATTTTATAAAGCGTCAGGAATATATTAAGAAATTCTGCCTTAAATTTACAAGAGACGCCATACGCGACGAGAATGTATATTGGTTATATTGTAATGCGACAGGAGTTAAATTGATGCCGACATTCTTATTAAAATTAGCAAACGCATTCACAAGCAAACAAAATTATATCAGGGCACTTGATACTATCTGTGCGGAGCAAGGCACTATTAGTGATGATAATAATAATTGGGTTGATAAACATAGTGGTTATATTATCAAGAACATTGATTTTTCCAGCGACGAGGGTTACGATGAGGCAGGATTCAAATTAAATACCAACGCAGTAATGGGTAATGAGTATAATATTAAATTTGATGAAACTAACGCACCCAAAGATAAGACATACGAAGATACGACCAAAGGTATGATTACAAGGGTAATTCACAATATGTGCAGTCAAATGGAAATTGATATAGAACCACAATACGAATTTATAATTAATTCTGTTATTAATAAACTAAAAACAAATATGAAATCTAAGGAAGAGTATGAAAAGGCTCAACTCAAAGCAGCGAATAAAAAGGACGGCAAATCTAAAAAAGTTGTTTCATACGAGGATATGCATAATCAAATACTTGTATATTTAACATTATCGTATTTAATTGTTTCTATTCAAATTAACATTCCAAGCGTGTCTACAAGAAAGGTATTTCCAAGTTGTATTAAGTCATTTTCAGGATATCCTATGGATGGTGACCAAGATAAAACGACAGTTGTATATATTGCCTGTGTAACAAAGAAAACAGCAGACAATATTAAACCATGGGACGCCATAATGAAACTGTCAGCCGATAAAATAGCCAAAAATTTAGAATCATACATTGATATGCATGTCTTGAAAGATAGTGCGGTGATTGATTTAATCGCTGCAAAGAAGGAATATTTACTACTGAATAAAGATGAACCTATACCAGAGGCTGTATCAGTTGGAAAATGGCATCAATTTTTACCACCATTAAATGATATTAAAATTTCTAAAACTAACAGTATGCCATTAGGAGAGACATTTGAGAATGATTTAACCGACGCATACAAGAAAGGCAAAAAGAATAATATGTTAGAAACATTATTAGGCAAAAATATTTATTTGAGTAATTCTATTATTGAAAGCATTCAAGCTGTAGTAAATACTAAAGCGGCCTTGTTAACAAATTCGGCAGGTGAACCTTTTTTGGAAAGTGCTTGTTGCGATGAAAGCATAAATGCGATTGAATACTTTATGGGTAAAGATAAAACTATTGCTGAAAATAATAACTTAATCAAGAATTATAACAACGTTATTGAAAAAATCAATAACTTAAACTCACCGTCTATTTTGTATCACGCAGAGAACACAAAAATTATATTGCCTAAAATAAAATCTGGGTACAACGACGAAACCATTTACAAGGCTTTCATATATTATTGTAATTTCAATAATCAATTACCTATGGACGATGAATTGAAAAACGTATGTGCGTATAAACCAATTGAATATGATGGTACAAAAGACACCGCTGATATTATTGAACTACTGAAACAAGATGGTAAAATATACACCAAGGCCATGCTTGATGATTTACTACACATTATTAATAAACGAAATATTGTTATTGTTGACGCCAATTACCCAATAATAAATTATGTGGAAAAATTAAGAAACGTAGTTAAAAAATATAATACCGTCGATAGTGTTGACGATAATCTATTTCAAAAATTAGAGACATTATTAGACACATTTGATATTAAGAAGGAAGATACCGAAGAGCTTGATGATATTAAAAATTATCTGTCTCGTGCGAACAACATAATGAAGAAGAATGTTATGGAATTTGTGAGAAAGTCGCCCGACATAAACAAATCTTTCCGTGATAACATGGAAAAAATATTGAATTTTGAAATAAACACTAATACAAGCGAGTTTTATGAGAATTATCTATACAATCTGCTTAATATATTCCCAAATATCATTTTGAATAAAAATATGAATGTTAAAAAAATCCCTGCTCATTGGTTATTATCTGATGTACACAGCACGGATATAGTTAATATATTATATAAATACTACAAAAACCTTAATTCGTTTTCTAACAAACCTGGTTTAGAGTTAGCGTTCAAATTAATTAAAAACAAATACGCAATATTCTTGAAATTGATTAAAATCATCAAATATAATTCGCCTGTAAAGGTAAGTAATGGAACCGATTATAGTGAAATACCAAGCATCTTTGATAAGGAATTCATCACATATATCTATTCCTACTTTTTCTACAGTATTATTAATGAATACATTCAAATTACAAAAGACGATGAGTTTAAATCGCAGATACAGGAGACGCCTGATTATGATGAAGAGGAGGTTAATAAAAATATCATAAATTACATATTTGAGTTTTTAAATATAATGAATAATCACTCTACCTTAATTAGCAATTCATATGCGAAAATTAAGGATAAAATCTTGCAGACAAAGGCGAAAGAAAAAAATTCACTTACAGATCATTTGAAAGATTTAACAGACGAGGAAAGAGAAGTAAATAATTTATTCAAAAGCGGAAAATTAGGAGAGTGGGGGGTTGGCTTACAAAAAGGAGTGACCAAATACGTAAAAGAAAATTATGATGTAGAAAGAATGAAGATGGAAGCTCAGGCAATGAAGGAACGAAAATTAAATCAAACTGATAATGTAACCGATATGAATAAAGAAATTTACAAACTTGATTTAGAAGAAGAGGAGCAAACGTCGGCTGAAATAGACGCTGAGGAGTATAATATGAATAATATTCCTGACGACGATGATTTCAATAGCGACGAGGAGGATGGCGATTATTAGAGAGATTTATACAATATACTTCAAAAAATCAATATAATATTAATTGTAAATAAAATTATATTGAATTTATATGCTTATTCTGGATTATTTTTTAGAAATGCCTTATGTTTTATAGTATCAAAATGTCTTGCTTCATTCATTTTACTGGTAGAACAACCACAAACACAAATATAACTTTCAAGCCTCTTCGCATTTTTTGCCGCCAATTTTTCAGGATTGTCTTCCGCCCATTTTTTATTAGTCTCTGCTTCTTTCTTTTTATATTCTGGGTCTTCTCTTTTCTTATCCTTACATTTTTTATCCTGTTTTCTTTGATTTTCTTTTATTTCTTCAGGCGTTAGTCCTACATCATTCTTATTTAGTGTTGGCTTAAATATTTCTATATAATGTCCTTCCAGTTTTTCCGCTTCATCTTTATCTTTTAAATCAGCATATTCTAATATTTCAAATTGCCAATTATCAAATCCCCCGTTCTCTCTAATAAATTTATAAACCTTGCGATGAAATTCTTTTTTGCTACTATTCTTATTATTATTACATTTAGTCTTATGATTTGTTTGTCTTTTAACAAAGTTGGTAGCGTGTCCTATATAATCATCTTTAATATTTGGGTTCTTTGAATATAATCTATATATAACTGTGTTTGAATAATCAACCTTCTTTCTCTCTCTCTTTTTTTTCGTCATTTAATACTTTAATATGAAAAATTGTATTTAAATAATCAATTTTAATTTATTTAATTTAAAATACACATACATACAAACATAGGTCCTTTCCAACTCGTGCTGGACTCGGTAGTCATATGAAGACACACGCCACAACTAAAACAGATAAGGCAAAACCTCCTCCCAAAAAGAAACAAGCACCAGCCCCCAAAGAATGTGTGATAATTAACGCAGGCGATGATAGTAGTGACAGTGATTAGATACATACATACATAGACATACGCACAAACATCAACATACACGACATTTCAAAAACTAGTTGGAATAAAACATCGTCTAATCCACCCATACCCGACATAATATATACTACAAGTCCAGATACATAGACATCGTCTTCAAAATTAACACAATTATTTAAATTAATTTTGAAATTATTTAGAATTTAGTTTTAGGATTAGAGAGATTTATGTTTTTTGAATAAAAAAAATTGATTTAAAAAGGAAATTTAATTATATATGTAGAATTTATTACCAGAATCTCTGTAATGAATGCCGACCGTCTCGACCAAGCTGTCGAACATATGAAATTTACGGAACGACACGCCAGAGACGCAATCAAGGCTGCTGGGAGGGCAACAGATATAACTTCAATTGCGGCGGACGAAGCACGGCGTGTGCGTGGAACATCGCCGAGGGTAGAACCGCATCGGGAGGAACAGGTAATACGAGCACGAAAACAATACCTTGTAGCACGGGATATGAGTATTGAATTGGAAGCCGTTGCGATGATAGCGAAGAACGAAATGGACCTATGTATGCAAGTAGTCCAAAAAGCAGCAAAGGAAGAGATGTTGAATGCAACAGTAAGGACGGCAGCAGCGAGAGCATGGGCAGAGACTTGGGAAACACGAGTTCATGCTGAAGATACGGAAAGAGAGAAAAGGTCAGACGCACGAAAAGAACGAAGAGAAAGGCGGGCGTTGCGACGCACGAGAGAACTGGTTGATTAATACATAAAAACGATTACTTATCTATGTTTTTTTTCTATTAATTTGAAATAGAAAAAAAATTGATATGAATGGATTGGATATATATTATAATCAAATATACAATATGTTCTGGAACAGACGAAGGGCAATTGTATCGCCTGCCGAAGAGCCAATTGTCTCACCTACCGCAATTAACACCCTATGGAGGTCAATTAGTGTTGATATACCATTATGGCGTGAAATTGAAACTGATGAGGTTTCTACTATTGTATGGGAGAGACGGGTTGAAGCGGCATGGGTGGCGTCATTAGGTAGATCTGTCTCATGGGAGAGAAGGGTAGAGGAGGCTCGCTGTGCTACAAGACTGATGTCGTTGTCCGCCAACGACGGAATTGCCGAAAAAGAAAAACGGCGAGCAAGCATCAGCAACTTTATTATTCAAAACCCAGATAATACTTTCGATATAGTCATTAATCGTCCAACTTCTTCTTGTCCAGTCCCTCTATATGACACTGATGAAACGGTTATTATATCATGTATTAATTGTTGATGAGAGATTAATAAAATAATAACATAAATATATTAAAAAAATGGAGAGATTTATAAATATGATGCAGCGTGAAATTACTATAATCAACGGGACGATATGATTTATTATGTATGCAACTATGTTTGGGTTAATCTATGGATTCAATCGTGCCGGGGAAAATTACTTTAACTAATTTACGCTTACCTAATACTATAATCTCTCCAACTTTACCACCTTTATTTAATTTTTTTAATGTGCTATAAATTATTTTCGTATCTTTCAAATTAGAATACTTGCTTTTCTCCAAACACAGGGCAGCACCGTAATTTATGTAAGTTTCTATCTTCCCAACCGCTTTAATATCGTCAATCGTGGAATACATAATTACATATGGAGAAGCAAAACTATTCAAGTGAAACCATACATAATCCTCATTAATCTCCTTACTCGTATCAAACAAATTCCAGTTATCTTGAGCGTTCTCTCCAATAATAAATTTGACATCATTAAATTCATGCTGTTTCATTCAATAATTGATTATATCTAATAATATTACATATGATTATTTCTATCAATTTTAAAAATATTGGTTAAAAAATTAAAAATCATTGTATCTTCACTTATATTTAATTTTTTAATGCACCCCCACCCCCAGACCATAAACATTATCAACTACCCGCATTATAGAACGCTTTCACTTTTGGATTAGCACTAATTTTTGTGTAATCAAAACTCGATAGATATAATCCAGAAAGGCTCCGCACACGAGACAGAGCAACATATGTTTGACCGTATTCAAAGATATTTTTACCAATATTCATAATAGCAGCATCCAAAGATAATCCCTGTGATTTATGAATTGTAATAGCCCAAGCATAAATTAATGGAATTTGAGACACGGCTACATTCTTATTTACTTCAGAATTCCATACAAAATAATCCACTATAATAGGGTCCCTGATATTATTGAATTTAATCTCTGGTAATCCCCCTTTAAAACCAACCACTATACCCTGACTACCATTAGCCAATTGAATTTCACTTTCAAGCGAAATGTTTGCGATACACATTACATGCGTTCCAATCTTTAACTCTAATGCTGTATTCGCCATAATGTTATTCGCCAAGAATTCATAATCTGCCTTTAATGACGCATTACTATCAATCAATAGATTATTTACAGCACTTTCTACTGCTCCATCTTGCTTCCTTGAACCCTTTAAATATTTAATACCATACATTTTCTTCTCAACATCGTTGCTTAACATTTTATAAGCAGCAGCATTAATATTATCAGTGTCCTTCTTGTATGGCGAAATGATAGTCACCACATTCTCTTCTCTCACCTTATTAATCTCTGCCTCTGTAAATACACGCTTTTCCAGCGTCTCCCGTGTTGATTTGGTAATCCTGCCCTCCCGAACATACTTTAATACTTTCAAGAACTCCTTTTCGTCTTGTCTAAAAATTGATTTCAGCAAGATTTGATTATCTGCTGGGAATAATTGATTCCATAGTGGGTCTTCAAAGCAAAACATACTTGACTCCTTATCACCGTCATTTGATTTAATAGGTGGTAGTTGATAAAAGTCGCCCGAAAATATTACCTGTAATCCTCCAAACGGCGTATTCTCTTTCTTATAAATTTTACGAGCCATCTTATCCAAAATCAGTAAAATCTTCAACGACATCATACTTACTTCATCAATAATCAAACATTTCAAGTCATACCACTTCTTCAACTTGTATCTTTTTTCAAAGACATCTTCAACAACCGCATCAATACTCTTATTCGCCAAACCAATACCAGCAAATCTATGTAGTGTTGTTGCCTTACAATTCAGTAAAATACTCGCACAACCAGTTAAAGCACATACCTGTAGTTTGTAGTCATTCTCAACACTATCATTTACAATCGTTTTAATTAAGAATGATTTACCAGAACCTGCTGGTCCAGTCACAAATATATTCTCTCCATTTTTATATTTTTGGAAAATCAATTCTTGTTCCGCATTTAATTGACCGCTCATTATTATATATATTGTGTGTTATGAATATATATAATTATGTATTCATCCAAGCAATTTTTTAAATATAAAAAACATTTTATTTAATTTATGTTAGATGTGGAAA